CATGTAGTTAAAAGTACCAGAAATACCAAGAGGCATAGCATCGGAGAAAGAACCTTGACCGAAAGGATAGACGAGGAATACTGCACTCGCAGCAGCGACTGGAGCAGAATATGCTACACAGATCCATGGACGCATACCTAAACGGTATGAGAGTTCCCATTCACGTCCCATGTAAGCATAGATGCCGATGAGGAAGTGAAAGACTACCAATTGGAAAGGACCACCATTATACAACCACTCGTCGAGTGATGCTGCTTCCCAGATTGGGTAGAAGTGGAGACCGATTGCATTTGAACTTGGGACAACTGCACCAGAAATGATGTTGTTGCCATACATAAGTGAACCAGCAACGGGTTCACGAATACCGTCAATATCGACGGGTGGTGCTGCGATGAATGCGACAATGAAGCAGACAGTTGCTGCTAACAGTGTTGGAATCATCAGTACACCGAACCAACCAACATACAAACGGTTGTTAGTTGATGTCACCCACTCACAGAAATTCTGCCATGGGGATGTAGATTGTTGCCTTGAAAGAGTTGTAGCCATTGTTTTGTACGAAAAAGTAAGACCATCAGGGAATGGTGGAGTTACTATTTCCCCAGCACCCTCAGCCGGGGATATGAGAGACGTGATTTATACACCCTATAGGTCTCGGTTTGAGGGGTGTTACGACTTGTTAAGAAATGTGTTGGTTTCTTAACCTGCTGACTTATTTATAATACTACGGTTTCCCGTCCTTGTCAACCCCTCCCCGCACTTTTTCCCTACATTAAGTCAGTTCTTCTTGCTTCCGTTAGCAATTGCTGTAAAAGTGAAGACACAGAGTTCCTGTCATTACTAGATTAGGACGTTTGCAAAGCGTTAGTTTACCACTAATTTAAACAAATTTAAAAATAATTAAACTGGAAGTTTAAATTCAGAATAATTCAAGTTAGTAGCAATTAAAATACCAGTGCCGTCTTTAGATACTGCCAAACCTTCTATGTCTGCAACAGTACCAGCACCATAATATCTAGGTTCAGTTAAAGTATCATAATTTGAACTATTAGAGTATACGTCAGAATATATGCTAAGTCTTTGCTTAGTAAGGGTTGCTGTGGTTATGTCCCAAGGAGTGGAAAGTTTATATAGATAGATGGATCTTGTATTATCACCACCTGCTATATAAATTTTTGTTCCATCTTCTGAAAAATGTATTGCAAGGGGTTGTGATTCATCAGTTCCAGTGTTAAAGGATATAAAATTACCAGTTCTTATTGCTCCTGTTAATTCGTAAGGAGTAGGTAAAGTAAACTCTGTAAGTCTGTCTCTACTATCAAAGTCCATAACGAAAAACTTTGTACCATCTTCGCTAATAGCAACACCAGAAAGGATATCGTAGAAAGCGGCGCTCATCTCATTATCTCCTTGAAGAATACCGTCTATTGACCTAATATCTTTAGCAGTATTGAGTGTATAACTTCTTACATTGTCCTTAGCAGAATCTATAACAAAAAATCTATCTTCAACTGGTATAATACTTCCTCCAGTAAAGAGAGTACTTACTCCAACAAATTCGGAACTGTCAATTCTAATAAATCCTCCAGTATTAACTTTAGAAGTTAGAACTTCATTTGTAGAAATTAGTATTTCAGTACTAGAAATACCAACTGTAGTGTTTAATGTTCCAATACCAGTATATTCTGTCAAAAATTTAACAGAAGATTCATCAGTATGTGCAACATCAGATGTCCCCAATTGACCTCTTGCAATGTTACTGATGGTATTATCTGAAATACTCGCAGTAGAAAGACCAATAAGTTCATTTTCAATTGATAAAAACTTTCCAGATCCTGTTGTAATTCCTGACGCAGTATCCAGTGATATTACAGTTGATCCAGATTCTAAATTTTGAGAACCTTCTTCATCAATAACTGTAGTTGACTCTAGAAAATATGAGTCAATATTTACACCAGCACTATGGCTAGAAGCAGAAATTCCAAGATCACCTCTTGTTCCGGTTACAGCAGTCGTTGCTACACCTACATTAGTATTTGATAGAAAGATACCCAAAGGATCACCCATTAATTCACCAGAATCTTGATAAAAAACTGCGGTTGAAACATCCCAAGGAGTACTTAAATCCCATTCCTTAATACGATCAAGTGTTGCTCCAGAAGTATACATTTTTGCACCATCGCTGGTAAATGTTAGACCGTATTGGGTAGTATCACCAGTACCCTTGCTTTGGACAAAACTTGCAGTGCTTACGTCCCAAGGAGTGGAAAGATCATATTCATTTACATCATCGCCGGCATAACCCGTTACATACATCTTTGTACCGTCAGGTTTAAACCTTACGGCCGTGGGAGTTGTTTCTTGTGCACCAACAGAGAAATTCTGATTGTACGAAGCAGTGCTTATGTTCCAAGGAGTGGAAAGATCATATTCATTTACATCGTCTCCTGTCAAACCTATTATATACATCTTTGTACCGTCTGGCTTAAACTCGACTCCGCGTGGAGCGGTTTCTTGAGCACCTACTGAAAAATTTTGTGAAAATACTCCTGTTGATACATCAAAAAGAGTGGACATATTATATTCATTCACATCGTCTCCAGTAGAACCAATAATATAGAATTTTGTTCCATCTGGTTTTACATATATTCCGTATGGGGCGGTTTCTTGATCACCAAGATATAATTTTTTAACTCTGGGAACTGCGGTTGAAACATCCCAAGGAGTTGATAAATCAAATTGCTCAGGTGGTACAAAATTGGTATTATTAGCATCATAATAAGAAATATACATTTTTGTACCATCATAATTAAATGCAGTATTCAAATAATAATGTATTGGTCCCCAATCCAATTGAAGAAGTGTAGTATATGAAGCAGTAGATGGTTCATATGGAGTTGTTAAGTCATATTGTTGTATTTCAGAATTTGTCCTGGTAGATCCATCACTAACATATATTTTACGTCCATTATCACCATAGCTTATACTTGGGTAATTTACATGATAAAATGGACTATTAAATGAATAGTTTCTTCTCCACTGATAATCATCTATATTATCCGTCTTTTCAATTTTTACCACATTATCAGATGGAGTATAAACACCACCCCAGTCTGTTCTATCTGTGTTTCCACCAATTCTTCCAAGTTTCATCAGGAAATCTCCTCGTAACCAATTATAAGTTCAAGGTCACTAGCAGTACTAGCTACTGCACGAATTGAATCTCCTTCTTCTAGATAAAAATAAGTTTCTTTTGTGCTAAGAATTTGTGTAGCGTCGGCAGGTACTGCAATCGTTTTGGCAATATATCGATCAGTTGCACCATCGTAAATACTGACACTAATGTCAGCACTGTTCACACCATCTACATTGGCGCAAAAGATTGAATTAACCTTTAGTACTTTGCCGCTAGCAGCAGCATTACTGAGAGCAGCTGCTAAAGATGCTGTGACTGCATATCTAGCAGTTTTACCAGTAATAGTAGTTGGACTTTTTAAATTTGGGGCTGCCATTTTATTACCTTTATAGTTGTATTTAGAATATCATTCCCATAATTACTGGATCTGGACCTGATGAACCTCCAGAAACTCCAGTTAAATTAGAACCATCACCATAAAAGGATGTAGCACTAACAACTCCAACAACGTTTAGCTTAGTGGCAGGATTTGTTGTTCCTATACCAATATTTCCATCAACAGAACTTAATCCATTATCAGAAACAAGATTTGCAGTTTGTCTGACTAAACTCACGTCCAAGTTCCTATATTGTTTATGATATTATTTATAAAGATAATTCGGGAATATCTGGATAAGAAATACTAAAGGGATTCGACTGAGCAACTGGCAAATCTCTAAGTTCTTGACGATATGATACCCATTCTTCTTTATTTGTCAGTCCTAAATTGTAATCACCAATTTGAGTCCAGTCACTTTCTTTGAGTAATTGATTTCTTTGTTCTCTTACTTTATTCCACTGATCTTCAAGTTCTTGTGTATTATAAGGTCTTACAGTAAACTCAGTTCCGTTCCACTCAATAGTTTGTGTTTCTGAATCATAATCTGGATATTCATAAGGACCAGTATATCCAGCAGAAGAAATTTCATCAGCAGTAAAAGTTGATGAATCAGTTCTTGTGGATCCATCTTGGATCCTAATACGAAATGGAAGATGTTCGGGTTTTAAACCTTGATAAGAATATAGAGTCATTGTGGTAAAGAGAATTTATTATACCCAAGGAACATAAAGTAAAGAAGATGGATTGCCTAGTACCATATCTTGAATAACTAGTCCATTACTACTATTATTTGCTGTAAGTGTTCCACTACCACTAGAAGCAGTGAGTGGAATAGTAAATTGTGTGGTAGTGAAACTTACTGCTCCACTAGTCTCTGTAAGACCAGTTCCACTAACTGTCCAGTTAACATTGATTCCAGATACACGTTGCAATCGTAAATAAATACTAGGATAAGTAACTATATTAAAATTGTTCCAGGTGAAAGACCAACTAGATCCAGATGAACCAGGAAATTGAAAATCATATGTACGGTCTGTAATCTTGTTTTGAAATGATGCATTATTTAATACAGTTTTAAGATTTTCAAGAGTTACTGCCACACTTACACTATTAAGATTAATATTATTAATAGATCCAACAGAAGATGTTGACCATGATGCAACTGGTCCAGGCCATAAGTTCTGTCTGGCTGCTTGAATCTGCTCTTCCATCGTCCATATTCCAGGAACACTTTGGTCAACACTTGTGGTTCTTGATTTACCAAACAACCCACCACTTGATGAATACATCAGGTGAACTCCGTTGTATTAATGAGCAACTGCAAATCATTGTCAGCAGATGCTTGTGAATAAATTGACCATCCTTCTTCCAACCAGAATCCAGTGTCTTTGATAATCACCAACTGCGTTGCATCTGCTGGAACTGCAAGTGTTTTACAAATATATCCATGTGTTGAACCATCATATACTGATACAGAAATATCAGCAGCATTAGATCCATCTACATTACTACAAATAATAGATTCTACACGAATAGCTTTATTGCTACTTGAACTATTAGCAAGTGCAGATGAAAGAGTCGTGGTTACACCAACAATCACAGGTGACTTGGGTGTAATAGTATTGGGACTGACTATGTTAGGTGTTGCCATTATTTAAAAAACAATATTTGCGACAATTGGGTTTATTCCAGATGAGGAACCTTCTATATTTATAGTAGCGACACCAGAAGAGACTGTAACCGAAGAAATTCCTGATCCAGCAAAATTTATGGTTTTTGCACTACCAACTAAAGAACCACCAGATTGAATACCAACATTAAAATTATGAAACGTAAAAGCAATAATTTCTACAATGTCACCAGCAGCTGCCCCATCATTCAATATAACTGTGGATCCAGAAGTGGCATCATACAAATCATCAGTAAGTTTTACACCGTTCAAATAAACATCAACATAACCAATCTCATAAGTTGCTGCAAAGGATGTTTGTCCATCAGTTGCAGTATACTTTGATGATGCTTTATTTGCAACATTATTTGCAGAATCTGCTTCTGATGGTTCAATGAATGTAAATGAAATAATTTCTATAACATCATTAGCAGCTGCACCATCATTTAGAACAATAGAAGTTCCAGATGTAGCAGTATATAAATCTGCGGTAAGTTTTACTCCGTTCAAGTAAACATCAACATAACCAATAGCATAAGATGCTACAAAGGTTGTTTGGTTAGCACCTGCAATATACTTTACTACCGACTTTGATGCACCATTGAAATTAGTATTAATTAACCCAGATGCATCACCATAATAAGTAATAATACCAGAAGTTGCTGTTACAATACCTGATGATATTTGTAAAGTTCCTAATGTACTGATACCAGAAATTGATAATGAGGTTCCTACAATATTAGTACCAGATATACCACCACCAGTAAATTCACCATAAACATTACTATAAAGTCTTTCAGCAGTTAAAACTCCAACAACATTAACATTACCATTAACATCAAGAGTTGCTATTGGTTGTGTAGAACCAATACCAACACTACCAGTAGAAGGAACATAAACAAAACCAGTTTGAGCAATACCAAGTGTAGTAACACCAACATTAGAAGCAAAGGTTGGATATACTGGGTCACCTGTAACTTCTTGTGCGATTATAGGATATCCAATATCTATTCCAGAACGAGCAGTAACTAAACCAATAGCATCAACATTAGTTACATCATCATAAGTAACTGTTCCTGCAGCTGAAATATTTCCACTTACATTTATATTTCCATAAACATCAAGAACTGTTTCATTATCAGTATATTCATCGACACCTATTCTTAGATTTCTTTTATAATTCATCTATAGAATCCTCAGATAAGTGTTTCTAGAACTGTAACTGTCACATGAATATCATCATTTACACTAGAAGATAATTTAAAAATATCACCAGGATTTAAAGTATATCTGCCAGTCGTCATTTCTATTGTATCGTGCGAAGCAATTGGTTTTTGATATGCTGCATATGTCGTGACTGCAATACCAGAAACCTCCCTTTCAAGAGAAAGTGTCACATCTTGCGAAGATGAATCAATATTTGTTGCCTGCGAACAAAGAACTACAGCATTATATCCAGCAGGAGCAGTATAAATTCCCACAGGAGATGTGGTTGCAATAACAGGGACCGTAACATAATTATTGAGTGCTAATGCCATTTTTTTTATAATGCTCCTAATGAAAGTATGTATGGTGTTATAGTTGATACTAAACTTTTTTCATATGCTTGTCCCGTGATGCTGCTTGTATTTTGATTGATTGTAACTCCATCACCAATTTTGAAATTACCAGATTGATTAGTGCTTGTATGTACAACTAAACCACCATTTCTAGAATCTGTTTCATTTTCTGGAATTGGTGGACTACCTCCACTATACGGAATAGAACTAGCAATTTCAGTCCCAGAACCAATAAACTCAAATGAATGTCCAGTAGCAAGAATTCTACTCTGTTTAAAGAAATTCACCGTAGTTCCAACACCAACTGCATGAGGTACATTTTCATTTATAGTAATTGTGGATATTCCATTTGATATTTCAGTAGAAGAATTAATAGTATAATACTCTGGTTTCAATACAGCAGTACCCGTAGCAGTATTTATTCCACTAGATGGTGCTGCAAAAGTGATTGTTGGAGCACTTTCATATCCCCTACCATTAGATAACATATTAATAGAAGTTACAGAACCGTTCCCTATAGTAGCAATTGCCTTTGCAGCAATTCCCCAAGAGACTGAAGGTGAACTTACAGTAACAATTGGTGCTGATGTATATCCAGATCCACCATCAGTAATCGTAATAGTATCAACAGTTTCGTAAAGGTCATTAAAGAAAACTGCCTGTCCATCATATGGTCTTACAACTTCTGTCTTTACAGTTCCACCACTTTCGTAATAATGATTGAGTGTAGACACTCCAACGAATGTTTTGAACTGTGTGCTTGACACTACTTCAGTTACATTGAAAGTATATCCATTCTTACCACTCGGGAATATATCAGTATCTGATCCACCACAATTCATAACAAGATCAGAAATAGTAACTCCCATGCCAACATTAAAGTCATGATCAGTAGTTGTTGTGATTGTTATTTCACCAGTCGATGCAGTATAGGTAGCCGTCGAAACAGATAATGTTGAAGTAGAAAGATCAATCTCAAATTGATCGGATAGTGCTGCTGCAGCAGTTGTAACTATACCAGAATACTTTTTACCACTTACACCATCGGCAACTAATCCATAATCACCAAAAGAAGAATTAGAGTTCGTTAAATCACATGCTCCACCAGATGCACACATGATTGCTTCTTCGTTGCAGATTGTAAACATAGAAACTAACTGTGCATACCCTTGATTGGTAATTGATGCTCCAATGCCACCCTGATTATATTGTGTGTATGAATCAAGCACCATTGATTTAATTGGACCAATAGCAGCATTACCATCAACTTTTATGCCAATACTATCTGGTATAAAGTTAGTACAGTTCTGCACATAAGGAGATTGGTTAATATATCTTGGTTTTGTTGGGTCAAATGAAATTACTGCTTTTCTAGGCAAAGTTCCTCTGAAGGACATTTCTGCGATATAGTTTCCATTGCCAACATAAAATAGGTCTTCATTTGCATTCTGGGGTGTTACTGTCGTCTCTCTTAAAGAATGTCCTATTACAGTAACTTCATCGGGAAGGATGATTGGATTGTTTTCAATGTATGAACCAGGTGCAACCTTTACAACTTTGTCTGTTGTTCCAGCAGATACAATAGAATCTACTGCTGCTTTAATTGTAAGTTTTGGTTCTGATAATGTTCCAGCATTAGAATCATCACCATTTTTAGCAACATAAACTATACTGTCTTCCCCAACTGAAGTTGAGGTTGCTGAGCTAAATTCAAACTTTCTAGCACTGTGATCATACTTTAGAAACTTACCATCATAAACAGATGAATTAGTTGCAATACCAACAATATCATCTAGATATTTCAGTTTAGTCTCACCACCACCACCGAGTGTCGATAATTGTTGTTGAATACGATTGATGAATAATCTATAATGACTTTGCAGTTGATCAAAAGTTACAAAATTCTGGTCAAGTGGTGTTAGTGGGTCTTCGTTTTTTGCAAAAGGTGGTTCAGTAATAATACTTTCTGTCAGTATTTCTCTTTCACCAAACTTTTCAAATACTTCTTCAAGATACTTAATTTTCTTACCAAGTTTATAATTCTGCCTCTTAAACTCTTCAATATTTAATTCTTGAATTGTTGATTTGACATCTTCTTGAATTTGCTCAAGACTCTTATTTTGTGTTCTAATATGAGATTCATTGCGAATAATATTAGCTTCAAGATTAGTTATCTTTTTCTTTAAATCTTGTCTGGTTTCTTCACTTTCTTTTAAGTCATTCGAAATTAAATCTCTAAAATTTCTAACTTCTTGAAGTTTATCATTAACTACTTTAATAAGATCAGTTTTATCTCCTTCAACTTCACTTATTTTTTCTAAAAGACTATTTGTAGTTTCTTCTAATACTTGATTGAAATCATTTAGTTTATTCTCAGTCTTTCTTTCAGTCTCAACAATAAAACCTTTGTACTTTGGTATTTCCTCTTCTCTAAGTTTGGCAAAGTTTTCATCAAGAATTTTAAAGTCTTCTAATATACCATCAAGACTTTGTTCATTAATTCCCCGAAGTGTTTCTGTAAGTTCATGATACTTATTATCAACAAACTCACCAACATCTTCAAGAGTTTTATTGACATTTTCCTCAAGTTTAATGAACTTTTTATCAGTACGAAGTTCACTATCAACAACTAATTTTTTATATTTTGGAAGTTCATCATCAACAAAAGTATTAACTGTTTCAGATAAATCAGAAACATCTAACCTTATTTGAATCAGATTTTTTTGATTAATAGATTTAACTTTATCTTGAACATCACGAATACATTCTTCAAGAAACAAAAGTTGCGAAACAAGTGCCTTATCTAAATCTTCTTTTGTAAGAAGACTCTTAATATCCTCATCTATCTCATCAATTTTCTCAGAGAGATGATTTACCTTTTCTATATTAGATTGATAGTTCCCTAATGTTTCAGAAAAATTAGTTAGAACATCAACTTTACTTAAATTTCTTTTGAATGCATCATAGGCATCAGAAAAAGTATTCAATTCAGAATTTTCAATACTACCCTGAATTACATTTTCAACAGATGCTTTTTGTCTATCAAAGTATTCTGATGGTTTTCTGATTGACACTATTATTACAAATCCTTATGTATAGATATTTATTATATTCCCGGGAAGGCAAATTGTCAAGTAATCAATAACGATATTCTTTGATTTTATCCAACACCTTATTGAGATATTTATGTGCTAAATCTTTTTCTTTCTGCCAGACTGCTTTAGATTCTGCATCAACTTCATGCTTGAGTTTAAGAACATGACATATCAGTTCATCCTTATTCAATTGATTCTTTGGCATATAATAAAAAAGACTCTACTCAGTATATAGAGTAAAGTCTTTTTTGTCTGTTATTGAATTGGGATTTGTGCTGGTATCAACATACCACCACCTGGTCCATCATCATCATCAGCATCAGAATCTTCTGTAATCACCGAATGAATTATAAAAGCACCCAACAAAAAGGTTGCTAGTAACATCATCTTACCAAATCCCAGGGATAATTTGGCCACTGACGGCATATGATCCCATTGCGGCAATGACACCAATCATTGCTGCCCAACCATTAATACGTTCTGCTCTTTCGTTCATTGTTCTTGCTCCTGTGTTTTGTTGTAAATAATGACTCTACCATTTTCATGAGTGAATACTAATTCATCATCATGTGCCCAGCAGAGTTCTTCGTATAGGGCATTTAATCTCTCCATATCATCATAGAGTTGATTTGGATTAAACATTCTTTACTGGTTCATATGAATGTTGAGGTTTGTGCTCTCTATCCATAGGTTGAGAAGGAGTCCATGGGTCTCGTGAAAGATTTTTAATAACAATGAATGCTTCTTTGTTGTACTTACGAGTGCCGATAGGTGATTGCCATTTTTTGTTATAGACTTCACCAACATCGATACCAGAAACTTGAGTTCCTGCCATTTCAACTACGATGTTATCACCTTCTTCCCACCCATATTTTTGGGCAAGAGAAGAAACTTGTTCATAAACAGATGGATCATCCATTACTCGATCTTC